CTCTCTTCGAAGTGAAGAGTTCTACACGAGGTCGTGCCCTTTCGCCTTTTCGGGGGCTGATTTTCTGATAAATTATTATTCGTCTATGGTTTCACAAAACAGCGAGAGCGTACTGACTATTATCGGCTAGCCGAGAAATTTAAAAAGGACGCCTATTTCTATGCTCTGCACTTCTGAGGTTTACAATGGGGATCTAAAAAGATACTCAATTTACATGAAATAATGAAGCACTTCTCCTTTAAAAGAGAAGCGAATCCTGGTGCCTTCTACCGTTTCAGAGGGTACAAAAACAAATTCGATGCCAGTTTGGAGTGTTTTGTAAGCTACGTGAAGCTGTATGACGATTGAACGGTGAATCCTGAATCATTATTGATTCCGCATGAAAAGTGGACTTGCGGTGTAAAATTCAAGCCTACTACTTTTGAAAAGGCAGTTAAGAAGATGGATGAGTACAAATCCGTCGGTAGGTTGATCAGCATGTCTAGTTCGATGGAGCAGATGATTGCGTATCCTATTTATAAAAGAGTTATTGAAACACTCCGATCATATGATCTCGTAGAGGGCCATGGTATAATGATTGGCCTAAATAAGATGGGACATGATTGGGTGAGGCTAGGTAATTGGGTTGCAAGGGGAGAGACAGTGTACGTGGGAGACTGGAGTACATTTGATCAATCTGTCTGTAGAAGAATGATGGAGAGAGCTTTTGAAGTTATTTTCCACTTATTTGATGTTACTGACACTGCAACTTACAATTATTTGATTAATTTCCAGAATTATTGTGAAAAGGAAGTCTTAACTAGACACTACAGTGTAAACGACTGTATCACTATTAAAGTGCAAGATGGCGTCCCGTCAGGTAGTCTTTGGACTTCGGTAATTGGCAGCATTGTGAATTATATTTGCATCAACGAGGTGTTGGAAGAGCTGTCGATTACGAACTGTGAGATTAAGGTTTACGGTGACGATCATATTATTAGATTTGATAAAGTTATGGATTTAAGTAACTTCAAAGAGGATTTCGCTCGAGTAGCATATGAAAAATTCGGCCTTATTAATTCTGTAGAGGATGCAGCGCTTATTAACAAAGAAAACTTCTTTGTTACTTATAAGAAACCTATCTTTGCTAACCTTAGCAATAGTGTTTTCTCGAAGGCAAGCTACTATTCAGAACCAACTGGCTGAGCGTTGAATGTAGATAATAAATCTCATTCTGACCATCGGAAGAAAATGAATTCCGAGTGAGAGTATGACTTTAAAGATCGAGTGAAATTCCTATCCCATTATTGGCTTGCAGGGTCCCTCCTGCCTATTCGCCCAGAGGTGGATAGCTTAAAGAAGCTGTTTTGCTGTGAGAATATGCCATCCAATATTATTGAGTACACTGCA